CCAGGTCTTATGTGCAGTAACCATTAGGCTCTAGAGAGTAAGAACTCAAACTGACTAAAAATAAAAAATAATTAATTTTCAATATTAATGATCATATACTGCAAAGTTATGTATATTCCAACTTCTCCATTGTTGAGTGCCTCATATAAGTCTTCATCAACGAAATCTCCAGATTCATCATATAGCCATTTATGAATTTGAATAATTTGTATATTCCCTTTTTTGTCTTTTCTTGCTATTGGGTCTATTACGGACCGAACTATCACCTTCTTCTTCGTCTTAACATCGAGCAATGTGATAATTGTCATTTTAAAATCCTTATAAATATCCTGTATAACAACTACTCTCAATCAATAAAGATTTTTATATTTAAATTACTTAAATAGCAATCTTTTCAATCTAAAAAATAAATAAAAAACACTTTAATAGTGTGTGCCTATTAGAAAAGATACCTTAAATATTCTACTAGCAATAAAAAACCGCTTTAAGGGCTGTTCATCTAAAATTCACAGGTACTTAATGAAGTTTTTTTTCTGTCTTTGCATCTTTCTGGGCTCACAAATTTTTCCAATAAAGTTAGTTAACCACAAAATACTTTCTTCACGATCTTCAAAATGAGGTATAAGGCTTAAATCTACTTTTATTTTGCGATCAGCTAAAGGCAAACTTAAACAATATTCAAAGTCTATTGAGCTGTACTTCAATTTGAGTTTTTTTTCTGCAGCTTGATTCTTTATCTCAGCCATAATGCGATTTAGATTAACAATCAAATTATTTGAAATTTTATTATTTTCATATACCCGTTCGTAAACTGTCTCAGCTACATCAATGTAATTTATTAGCTCTACATTCTTATTCATGACATTTGTACTCCGTTTTTTATAATTATCCGTCTAAAATAATGTTTATTTGAGTTACTAAATTCATCACGTACGTAAATATTGTTAAAGTTTTATCACTTATTTTTAATTTAAATATTTGAATTTATTTAATAATTTTATAATTTACTAATATTTATATACATCTTTGTTCTTAACACCCCTTTTTTTCTATCACTTGCCCATTGAGTTCACCACCCACACAGATATTCATTATAAGTACCAGTTTTTAATCAGACTGGACTATAGCACGAAAGACAACCGCCCGAAAAAGGAAGAAAATTTCTTAAACTATTTAGATAGCATATATGTCTGATTTTACTTGATCCCATAAATCAAGTATTTCATCTCTCATTTCGATTGGTTGTTTTCCAGAAATTATATAAAACGTTTTCACTTCTCCTTGGAAGTTTACTTGGGTTCTAAAGTATGACTCTGTTGGCCTTTGCATACCTGTTCTTGGTCCATACTGCTTTGGAATACTTTCTAACTTCAAATCTGACTCGTCTTTCGACAAGAATTGTCCATGATGGCGACCACCAATAAATAAAGTCATACTTTCACCTAAAAATAATTAATATTTACCAACATACTAAACATAAAATAAAAAAATAAAATTATTTTTATTTTTCAAATACTTAGTTCTCAATAGTAAATTATTTACTACCGAGAACTAAATCATCAAATTAATTAAAGAAAAAACCCCGCCAATAACTAGTATGTAGCGGGGCCATTTGCGCCGTAATACGTCCGGCAAGTAAACTCGCAAAGCGTCCTAAGCGAGTGGGGTTTTAAAATCAAAAAACCCGCTTCTAAAAAAGAAACGGGTCATAAAAACAAAAACTTTCAGCGCAGTATTTGTGACATATCATACAAATTAGAAGATGTATTTACAACATACTTTAAACTTAATTTTTTGATGCTCTCAAAATATCCAAAACTCGCTCAGACATTTCGTGCAAGTTGGATCCTATTGGAAGCCAAAAATGATAATTGATGTTGTCGCGGTTAAAAACTTGCTTGTAGTACTCAGAGCTAAATGAAGGATCTATATCAGAAGCTTTAAGCAATCTACCTTCTTTCTCTATCTTTTGCCCATCTAGTTCACCACCAACACAGATATTCATTTTAAGTACCAAATTCTAATTAGACTGGACTATAGCATAAATATAAACATGCTTAAGTGGGCATTCTTAAACGCTTAACATTTAGACAAGCATTCAATTTAGATGATTTATAATGTAACGACCATGTATTTAGGATGAAGACAGCTAATGTGTGGTGTAAATCTAACCATTAAATCAAAGGAACATTACTTAATGCAAAGAAAAGGGGCGCTTTTAACGATTGTACTGGTGGCGCTTGGTGCCCACCACCAGTACAACACAATATCAACTCTACAATTAATTAATATGGAGGTGACACAAACAAATAACTATCATTTCTAATAGAATTTCAGGTGGCGATGTTTGGCGACGAGCCACCTGATTTAATTTTAAATCATAATTGAAATCTAGCAAGTATAAAAACAAAAAGCCCATCAAACGATGAGCTTTAGATCAGTGAATTACTTATACTTCGTCTACTATATCAAAAATATGCCATAAAGCGTCTAGACAGTCAACAAGTCTAAATTATGCTTTTCTACTAATTGAGAAGCTTTTAAACGTTCAACGATTTTAATCATTAGATCATTGGCAGTTATAACGTCGATTCCTTCAAATGCTTTTAGTGTTAATTGCAATTTATTATTAATTACATTTGTAATTATTGATATTTTACCAAAATAATCAGGGTAGTATTTCAAAGTTTCATTAACTTTCTCCCGACTAACGCCTTCATATAGTTTTACAGTGTATGTTTTCATTTGAACCTCCATTTTGTCTTAATCTTTTATCATGACCTAATAAATAAAATCTAGCGCAACTCACCATAATTGCGACCTGAGCTTTAGATTGGTTTGTTTCTTGAGCAACCTTCAACAATCCTTTATTTTCAACCTTATTTTTAATTAAACAAATTAATGCAAACTTAGTTGTAAAATCTGTTTTATCAGAATTTAATAGACTTCGTAAAAGTGCTTGAATTTGATCCGCCTCATAATCACTGATCTCACATCGAATATAAGATTTACTTTTTTGTACTTCTTTGCCAGCTTCACGCATCAACCAGTAAATTTGATTGATATGAAGCCCATCTGGCAAATCACCCCCTTTCATTCTAACTGTTTCACACCATGCGCCAAACTGCTCTAACCAACCGTCAATAGTATATTTAGACCAATCCATTTGTTGTGTTTTTAAAACTGCACTCATTTTTCACCTACAAATTGCTCAATTTGTTTAATCGCCACGCCTGCTTTCACTTGCTCTGTACTAAACCGTAAAACTGTAAAACCCATCATTGCTGCGGAGTTGTATTTCTCCATATCCCCTATATAGCCCTTACCTCTTGTATGACGACCTCCACTCCAGATCCCGCCTTCCACCTCAATCAAAATCTTTGTACCCGTAATTAAAAAATCTGCTCTCCATTTACGTTCAGGATGGAACTTATATTCCTGTTCAAAACCAATCTTGCATGCTCTTAAATGCGTTGCCAGAACCATTTCACCCACACTTGGTTGTCTGGCAACTTGCTTTGCTGAACACCGCCTTTTATTTTTCTTTATCGGAAATAACTTGCGGTATTCAGCAATGCTGACTGATGACATCAAGCACCACCTTTCAGCAAATGTTCCAACTGATTAACAAAGCGGTTATAAATTCGCGTTTTATCCTGATCGCCAAAAATGCTTGAAGCATGAGCATCGTGTTTATACTTTTGAACTAGGTATTCAATTGAACTTCTTAGCTCATCTAAATTCGCTTGTTGTTCTTTTTGAATCTCCCAAGCCCACTTTCCAGATTTTCCCTCAAACTCACTCATGACTGGCTCCTTTATAATTCTCAAAGAAGAACGTCACAGGTTTTGTCTTAATTTCAATCAAACCGAAACGAAGTAAATGACGAGCATGTGTGCTATCACGTAATAACTGCACATCACGGTAATGTGTAAGCAACTTTCGCCACCCTTCCAGCGGCATAGACGATTTGTTTGTATTGCAAGGAACACAAGCAGGATTCATGTTTTCTAAAGTATCGTTTTGCGGTCTAGTCATTTCGCCTGAAATCAACTTGCCACCACCAACATGAATTAAATCTCGCTTCACTGCTTCGATATGGTCTGCATGCCACTTATCGCCAAGCAAATCACCACAGTAAGCGCAATGTCCACCAAACTTTTGTTTTAGCTCAGCACGTTGCTGTTTAGTTAGTTTCATTGGTGAATTCCTTTCTTAATATGTTCTTTACGCGCCAACCACCACAAAACCACCGCACCGCTAATAGCTGCTGTAAAAAATGAAATGAGTAAACCCCACGCTAAAATCTCGAATTTATTCATACATTCGCCCCTTCAATTAACTGCAGAATATTTCGAGGAATAGGCATACCCTCCCGACGGCACATCTCTGCGTATTCGTGTGGATTATCGAAAGGATCAGGGCCCAACTCTTTTATAAGCTCAGGCTCTTTTTCTTTTGCCTCAAGTTTTTGAACTGGTGCAGGTTTACGACCATTGATTTTTAATCGTTCCATCAATGATTGGAGATGCTTTTGTGCTTCGTCATTTGAAACTGGTATATGCACTTTTTGCTCATTTTTCTGAGCTAATAAAATTGGTTCTTGGTACCAAGCTTGGGTTTTACCCTTCAGTTGTGCTTCAGCCTTGTATTCATCATAGATTTTGATAAATTCCATTTTGGCTTTGTACATTTCACCATCTTGGATTAGTGAATAAACTTGGTCTAAAACAAATTTGGTCAAGGTTGTAATTTCTTGGTTCTGCTCTCTTCCGTCTGGCAATGTCACTTTTTTGTGTTGAGAGATCTGAGTGTATTCACAAGCCTTAACCCAAGCCTTCTCAGCGCTCCACCAATCATCACCCATGCACATAGCACGGAATTCAGCGAAGTTAGGCATGTATGTATTTGTACTTGCGTAAAATAGCGCTAAGCCTCTTTGAAGTTGGTTAGGTGTAACCCCAACCAATGCTTTAGCAAGCTGCTGTTCAACGATTTGCATTGGAACGGCATTTTTCCCCTCTACTGGAAAATTCTTATTGAACTGAACAGCGTATTTAGTTCTGTAAGCCGCAATTAGTTCTTTTAAAAAACTTTCAAATGGTGCTAATTCATTCATGATTAATAGCCTCCAAAATCTTGTGACACTGGCGTAACGTCAATCACGTTTGAACGGTTGCTCTCAGCGTACATTTGAGTGAAATAACCCGGTTCTTCAGGAACGTTATGAGATTGTGGGTTTTCCTGAATTTGATTTTGGCGAGGCTCAAATACACCCTGATAATTTCCGATAATTGAGTTTTCCAGTGATTGGTTAGCCAAAGGGCCAAACGAGATAAGTTTTTTAAGGATTAGCTTTACTGCATTTTCAGAAAGTGGTTTTTTGATGCTGATACGCATATCAACAAAATTGTTCCACAGCTCTGGATCTACACATGCTGGTAGTTCAACTAAACGTGGATTAAATTCAGTTGGTTTTTCTGATTTAGGTTTTTCAGAAACAGGCTCTCTTTTTTTATTTATTTTTTTATTACTTTGAGAGTTGTTTTTGATAGTGATACTTTGTGTGTTAAAAATTTTTACTAGTAGCGGTAAAAAATTTTTACTAGTGTAGTTAAAATTTTTAACTAGCAGTGGTAAAGAATTTTTACTAGTCTGTCCATAAATTTCAGGTAGTAAAAATTTTTTACTAGGGAATTTAAGCACTAAACCAACGCTAGTATCGTTACCTAATTTGAATGTATTTCCATGAATTGTGCTTGGTTGTTCCACGACTAAACCGACCTTGATAAGCTCATTAAGGCACTTAACAACTGTCGGTCTACTCTTCCCTGTAATCTCTTCAAATTGAGTTAAAGAGATGGAATCCATCTCCTTATTCCAGCCACGAGTTTTACGGCAAATAACTAAATAAATTTTGCATGCAGCATCAGAGATTTTATTTAAAACCTCGTCAACAAATGCATTAGGCACTTGAAAGGAATTAGGCACAAAATTACTCATGTACACCGACCTTAGGCTTTACATACCCACCAAATTTTTGAACCAAGTCAGCATTAGCCAAACTATTAACGATCTGCCCTGCTAACCACTGATTAATGCGAAAACGCTGTGCCATAGTTTGTGAAAATTCTTCACGCGTTATTGCAGCATTATTTTCGTCATAACCTTTGGCTCTTAGATTTTTACGGTTACGATCATGTAGCTCATTGAGAATCACTAACGCTGGATCAAAGAAGGACTGAATTTCCTGAGTCTGTTTGTACTCAGGTTTATACTTAAATTGACTATTCATGACACCTCCGCTAATGCTTGCTCAGCGCTTGTTAGTCGGCGTTTAGCGTTAAGTTCTGCAACTGTTGCTGTGCGGATTTCTTTTGATGAAACCAGAATCAAATGATTCTCCGATTTGATAATCCACAACCTAGTCAAAGTTTTATTTTTAACCTCAAATAAATCGTTTGATTTAAAACTTCGACACTCTTTAGTAAGTACTACAACGTCACCCACTAAAAATTCTGGCTGGTTGCGTTCGGTTGTTTGATTTGATAAATTAGTTTTATTCATTTGATTCATCTCGACTGAATGCCTATAAACCACTCCTGTTTGCGCAGGTAGTGGTTTTTTAATATCCGAGTTTTTCCTTTTGACAGCTGATTTCGTCATGAAATAAGTCATCCACTGTTTCTATTCGGTTCATCCAGCTTTTAGACATGACTAAAAGTGCAGCAACACGTTCTTTATCAATGCTCTGATAATCTTTAGGAACGACTTTTAAACCAAGCAAGCTCAATAGCTCGCAAAACATTTCAATTTCATTTAAACCATTGTTTTTCTTATCTGTTTTAAGCCGAGTAATGGTGCTTGGATCAACTTTTAATTGTTCAGCAATCTCTTTTTGATTGCTTATATCAAGACCATGCAATATGCGGGATACTCCATTTCTCGCGCTTGCAGATATATCAACTGATAATTTGCTCATGGTTAGGTCCTAAGCGGTTAATGCTTGTAAATCGGCTTTAAGTTTGCCTTTGGTTTTGACTTGCAGGACTGCTTGAGTTCTGGCTGGTATACCGTTGTTTTCCCACTTCCAGAGGGTCACAGTTGAATACCCAGTTTTTTCAGACAACTCTTTTCGACTTTTGCAGCCGTGGTATGTCATGAGATCACTAATTTTCATGGTTACACCAAGTTAACTATAGTTAATAAACCAAATTTATCACTTGTTAACCATAGTTTCAATAGATCGTATTAACATTAGTTAATGTTTTTGGAATATTTTTTATGTCTTTACACTCTCGAATTAGGCAAAAACTTGAAGAAAAAAAATTAAGAGCCGCTGATTTAGCAAGAGCAACAAAAAAATCTCCTGTTGCTGTAAAGAAATGGCTAGATGGCACTAGCGTCCCTACAGCGGAAAACTTGAAAGTCATTGCGAAATTTTTAGGTGTGAGTGACGATTGGTTGCTTTATGGTGGACCGGTTGAACAAGAATCGAACAATTTACCTCAATTAAATGTTCTGGATATCGAAGCTTTTAAGAAAAAATACAATATTCCCGATAGCGAAGATGCTGTTAAATTTCTTGAAACACCTGTTAAATCATTCCCCACCCAAAAAAGATATGTTCCTGTTAAGGCTTACTCCAAGATGGGCATGGATGGCTATTTCACAGATATGGGTTATGAAGGCAATGCTGGAGATGGGTATGTTCCAACTCACTCAGCAGGACCAAGAGCCTATGGCATTAAAGGCACTGGCGACTCAATGTTTCCAGCAATTCGTAATGGCTGGTATGTTGTATGCGACCCTGATGCAGATCTTGTGCCAAATGAGTTTGTTCAGGTGTGCTTGAAGGATGGAAGATGCACAATTAAAGAATTTGTCGGCATCAATGGTGGGGTTTTAAGTTTGCTTTCTGTGAATGGTGGTGAGCGATTTTTCTTTGAAATGGACGAGGTTGAAAGTATTACCGCTATTACAGATATCGTGCCGCCAAGTCAGCATAGACAAGAACATCCTTATTCGCATTAATCACAGGAAGACTTATGGACAATTCAAAACGACCAATCAACCAGATTATTGCTCGCATCAATGATGCTGCGAAACATGGTGAAGCTTTGGTGCTAACAGCCGAAGAAGTGAAGATTCTTTCTAAAGATATTGGCGACAAAGTCTTTATTCCTGTGCTTACTAATGAGCAGGTCGTGCAGTTGGTGAAAGAAGGAAAGCTGGGGAAACCAATGTTTTCAGAAAAGATGACAAGTCAACTGTGAGTCCAACGTAGAGTTTAGAATAATAGGATGTTTTTTATGGATTATAGTGACTTCATTGTTTATGTGGATGAGAGTGGAAGCGTTGATATGCTTAACAATGATCCTGACTTTCCAGTATTTGTCTTATCATTCTGTATTTTTCACAAAAGATACTATACGGACACAATAGTTAAATCGGTTGAACAGTTAAAGTTTAAACATTTTGGGCATGACATAATAATACTACATGAGCGTGATATTAGAAAAAGAACCTCGCATTTTGCTAGCCTTGATAGAAGCCGAATGGAGGCCCTTATGGATGACCTTAACTGTTTAATGAATGACAATAATTTTATTTTGATTAGTTCAGTAATTCGCAAAGATAGATTAATTAAACGAGATGCAAATCCATATGAAGTTGCAATGAAATTTTGTCTTGAGCGCTTATATTATTTTCTCAGGGAAAAGCACCAAAATAATCGACTAACTCATATTGTTGTTGAATCGAGAGGTAAGAATGAGGATTCACAGCTTGAACTAGGTTTTAGGCGGATTTGTGATCCGTTAGGTAATTACCACAATAAGCCTTTGCCTTTTGATATCATTTTTGCCTCAAAAAAAACTAATTCTTCAGGTTTGCAATTTGCTGACTTAGTAGCTAGACCAATTGGAAGGCATGTGATTAACCCCTCTCAGTCAAATAGGGCTTTTGATATTTTAAGAGCTAAGTTTTATTGTAAGGGTGGTAGGAATGCTGTTGGAAATAATTACATGGGGTATGGACTAAAGATATATCCATAAAAACAAAGAGCCTTGATGAATGCACCAAAGCTCTTTGCCGACCGGGAATGCCCAATCCATGTTTGTATTATAGATAAACCTATCATGTACATCAAGAACTATTAACGTTTATTAACATCCAACCCACCTAGTGTGGGTTTTCTTTTTTAATATATTCAAATTTTCCCTGATATTATGGGATTAAGACTTTGTGCCAACATTGATCTTAAATAACCATTAATATCGGAGAAAATATGAAAACTGAAATCATAGAAGCTCTAGCGTTAGAGCTTACTAAGGCAACCATTGCTGATACTGATCCTTCAACCATCAATATAAAAAGTGCTGATCTTTGGGTTAAAACCTACCAGGAATCACTGAAAGCGGTAGAAGAAGCTTTAAAAGAACTTAAGCCAAAGCCTAAAGCCACATCAAAACCCATTTCAGGAATGAGCTAACCCTGATTACTCACACTCTACTATACTCAGCTTGCAGTTATTCTTGGTGGCAAAGTCATCAAGAATAGCTTTCAGCGCATACGCGTTCCGAAGCGTGCACTCTATTTTGAAAGCGGCTGTGCAATCACCAAAAAGAATCTTTTCAGCACGATCAACTTTTTCTTCTAGTTGATCAATATTACTTTCCTGAAGCAGTAGTTTCTCAACCATCTGCTTGCGCCATTCAAACATTTCTTCGCCTAGACTCATTTCTATCACCTTTGATAGTTGGGTTTTCTTTTGTCTATTAAAGCATGAATTGTAGTTAATAAAAAGATTAACCGTTGTTAACTTTTCTCTTGACTAAAAAATTAACCATAGTTAATATTATCTCACAGACAACAAAAAAAGCACACCGCCCCTCCCCAGGTCCGATGTGCTTTGCAAACTGCGAGATCAATTATGAACGTAAAAGTTAACTCATTCAACTCATTTGCATTTGTCAGCATGGCTGCTCTTGCAATTTCTGGTGGTTCTTTAGTTGCTTGCCAATTGCAACCAGCTTTCCAAACAAAAGAAGCACCTACTCTTTTTACCCCTAAAACACAACCAAGTACTTACAGTGTGTTAACCGCAAAAATCACAGGTAAACATACAGGTGTTGCCGTCATCAAATTAGATAGCTTCCGTTTAAACGTTAGCTTTGATTTTGAAGCTCATTTAGACAGTTACGGCGTTCCGGGTTCTGAATTTACCGCTGTTGATATTACTCAACTCACGGTAAATGAAATTACTGATGTTAATGGTAAGTCATATAACGATTTCACCGAATTTGAAGACATCCGAAATATCAATGATCTTCTAAAAGGCTTCATCGAACGTAACAAGTTGGTGGAGGCTTAATGATGTCTAATTTCAAAAAGCACCCCGACGGCTACAAGTCATTTTTAGGCCGTGATGATAAGGGTCTCTACTCTGTCCGCATTGGCTGGCAAGTGTACGCATCTAATGCTAATGGCTCAGTTCTTTACAAAGTTAAAGACGGAGTTAAGACGCCTTTAAATGTGTTCAGGTTCCAAACTTCTTATCCAAAAGTTTGGAATGAACTCACCCAAGAAATCGATTTTCAGCGCAGAAAGCAGCTCGCTATAAAACTGCGTGAAACAAATATCCCTTTCCGTGACCGCAAGGCTTACAAGCAAAAACGCGGCTTCACCGGCTCTAGATGAGGATAAGAAAAATGACAACTGAAAACTCAAAAGACAACTTACATATCTGGAATGCAGTTAAGCAGACGCCTACCAATTTTCTTAAAAAAATTGAGTTTGGTTATTTAAAAGGTAAATCAGATATTAACCCTCAATGGCGATTAATGGCTATGACTCAGGCCTTTGGTCCCGTTGGTCATGGCTGGACTTATAGACATGTACGTTTATGGTCTGAAACTGCTCCAGATGGAACCATTATGGCTTTTGCTGAAGTAGCAGTAAAAACCAAGATTGATGGTGTTTGGGGTGAGGAATTTTTCGGCAACGGCGGTTCAGCAATTGTTGAAGTTCAAAAGGGCAAATTAGTAGCGATTGATGAAGGTTATAAAAAGGCCGTTACTGATGCTCTTGGTGTAGCGTTTAAAGCTATTGGTGTGGCAGCTGATGTCTACCTCGGTAATTTTGATGGAAGTAAATATCTATACAACTATGACTATGCCTATCTAGAGCAAAATGCCTCTACCCCAGCAGGTCAAAATACAAATCAAAATAATCAGACAATCGCTCAGGGTGGTAACCAGAAGCCGCCTCGTACTCAGGACCAACTATATCAAGATGCATTAAAAGCAATTAAAGATGCACCAGACACCAACATCTTAAATGCTGCGATTAAGAAGTTTAAAGGTACTACGTATGAGGCGGGTATCAATAGAGCATGCCAAGGACGTGCCGATCAGATGGGTTGGGCACCTAAAAACAATCCTCAGCAAGTTCAGCAACAACAGTCGTTACATCACTAAAAGGAGAGCTATTTATGTCTAACTTACTAACTGCAGCTGAAGCATTTGCAGCTCTTCAAAACGGTAAAACTGTTCTATGTCGTCCAGCCGGAGACATGTTGGACTTTGCCGATTTAGATCAATTCCCCGCTTCTGTTTTTGGTAAACCGGGTTTTGAATTCTGCATCAAAATCGAAACTATTGAGCTGGCTGGCATTACATTCACAAAGCCATTAACTATTGATGAGTATGAAGAGGGTCAGGAAGTTTATGTAATCAGTACATATTCACCTACGGTTTATGTTTTAGATTTCAAAACTAACGCATTAATTGATTCTATTAACAGTGGCTTCGTTCAACGTGATGCAGAAAACGCCAAGCTTCAATTAAAAGCTTTTTCAAAAGCACTAGGTATTGAAATCAACAATGATTTAAGTGTTATTCGTCTTGGTGAGGAACCTAAAAAACAGAGAGGCAAAAAATCAAAAGCAGAAAAGCCTATTGAAGTTATTTCTGCAGAAATTCAACCAACAATTGTTATTACCGAACAAACTAACGTCACCACATCTGAGGATCTGTTAGTTCCAGAAACTAACGAGCCTAAAGTAGATCCAGAATATCAGCAAACCCTAGATACTCTTCTACAGCGTGTAAAAGAGTCAAAAACACCTGCAGAAGTAAATGCGGTTTATCGTTATACCCGCACATGGGATGACGAACAAATGAAGCCTATCCTTCTCGCCACTCACAAACGTCTTGAAGAGCTAGAAAAAGAAAAGGCATCTGCTAATGAGCCACCCTCTTTAATGGTTCAAATCCAAACTGCACCAGACCTTACAACGCTAGATGCTTTGGAAATAGACGTGGCTGCACGAGATCCGCAGATTCAACCGAAGCTAATGGGCTATATAAGAAAACGCCGCTATGAATTAGAAAATCCAGCAGTTTCTCAACCAGAAGCAGAGCCTGATTTTCTATTAGGAGACGGTTTCTAATATGAAAGATCAGTACAAGAAAGTGAGCCAAAAACACATGCTTGGTTTTATGTACTACTTGCAATTGCTGGGCTATGTAATAGTCCGGCAAGGCATGGATCAAGCAATGTTTCTAACAAAGCATTATGCGGTACCAGTCGCTTGGCGGCGCATAACGATCGACTATCACAACCGATTAAATAAACCTGCCCAGCAGCTTTATAGAGAGTTTGTTGAGTGGACTAAAGAAGAATATGCAGAGATGGTGGCTTAAATGACAGGTAATGAACGTATCCCTTTTGAATCACAATTCAAAACTACAGAAATTTTTAAACGTGAAAGTGCTATTCGTAAAAATGACATCCTAGCATTCAGTGAAACAATGAATGGCTATTTCAATATTGTAACTAATGATGCTTGGCAGTTATGGAATAAAGCCAAAGCCGAGACGGTGCCAGATACTCCCACCCCTAGTGTCACTCTAACTTGCGCTGAACTAAAAGAAGCCTTTGATTTTGGTGCGCCAGATGGGGAAAAAGATCAATTCCAGATGGAAACTGAAATGACCATCAAATGGCTCCAAGATGGTTATGACGGTGAAGGATACTACTGTTGGTATGCTGATTTACCTGAGGAAGGTTGCATTAAGTTGGGTGTTAGCGAATCAGGAGCTGAAGGATGAGCAAAGTTATTGGAGAAGTTAATTTGAACCCTAGCAGAATTGAAGGCACTCCCGATCAGGTAGCTGTTCATATTTTTGAAAAAATCATTTGTCCAAGTACCGAGGAGCTTCTCAAAAATAATCCTGAGGCTGCAAAGGTTTTTGCATACCACATTTTTGGTTTAGCGCTTTCTCAACTAGCAGAGTTTCATTCAACCAAAAGTCTAGATAAAGCTGTAACCGTTACTCTTCACAACCTTTTGCGTCAATTGAAGAAAGAACGTAATGAGTTGAGGAACTAAAGGATGAGTGGATTAAAAGTTAAAACATGTGATTTTTGTGATGACGGGAACGGTGAATGCATTTTCCCTTATTACGGTCTTGCCCCTCATATTCATACGAAGCCAATTGGCGGTACTGAATTTATAAATGTTTCATTACCTGAAAACTTTAGTCCTGATGGGGATGGTTTAGGCATATATACACACTGTCTGTATTGTGGTGGTGATGGCACATATGAAGGCATCAAGATAGAAGTTAAAGCGGAAAGTAAGGAGATTTAAATGTCACGTTTAACAAAATTAGATCGTATGACACATGCAGAAAAAGAGGCTGCTAAAAAAGAATTTTGGGAAGCTGCTGATAATCAGACCTTCCCGCCTGAAACGATTGCAATCGTAATGCACGTATCTTTACCGTGGTTGCAGAAGAAAAGATGTGAAGGCGGCGGTATTCCCTTTTCGAAACCGCACAAACGTCAGGTAAATTATGTGAAGGCTGATGTTTTGGCGTATATTGAACAAAACAAAATGGCACATACTGCATAAGCGGCCAAGTGCCGCTTTTTTAATCAATTAAAATAGACCTTTAATAGACTTAAACCTGAAAAATAGACCATATTTACCGAAATAGACCATTAATAGACTATTTTTGTATTGCTAAAGATTGTGTAATATTGCATTGTATTGTTTTAATATAAATTACTAAAAATATTGATTTTTTAATATCGTTAGGTATTGCTCAATATTGCAATGTATTGCTAGAATTGAGAAAGGCCCGCTGAACTTTAGGGTTCAAGGGTAACGACATGCAGCGGCATCTTCGGAGCATTTATTTTTAAATAAATACCTATAAATTCGAATTTTATTTTCAAATTAAAACACCTAGACAGACCTGTCAGTCTATTTTTTTATTCTCTTAACTAATTAGTTGTTCTTAAAAATTAAATACTCATTATTTTTTAATTATTATTCATTTCTACGTAAACATTCCTCATACCACCCTGCTTGAAAATCTTCAATTGCTTGGCGTTTAAAGAAACTTGTCTTAAATACTTTGGCAGCATAAGCTGAGCTAATTAAGTCTTGATAAAGCTGCTTGGCTTTTTCATCTGCTAGCCCATCGGCAATTTGTTGTAAATCTTGTGCTGGTACTTTTTGCTGTCGTGCTTCCATCACGTTATAAGCGACCTTTTTTACGATATTACAAATATCCGGATCAGCTGTACTTTCATTAGCATAGCAACCAGTGGCAATAAAACTTAATAATAATATTTTAAATTTCATATCCCTATCCTATTATTCATCTTCCGTTCTTAAAAAAGTAATAGATGAGAAGACCTATTCCTTTCAAAATGTTCATGCAGGATTAATTACATAAAAATAAATGATCATGACCACAAGCAAGATGGAAGCAAGTGTTAAATAGGTGCCGACTGTATTAAAACTCTGTAAAAATTTTAAGATCTGCATTTCAAATCCAGAGAAAAGTTGAAGTAATTAACAGAAGAAATTTAGCACAACTAAATAATGCCAATCAATTCACACTTTTAAATTTTTATCGTGATTTAATTCAAATATTATTCATTACATTTTATCCCCAAAGTCCCTTTATAGTAGTCAGTTGCACTTTTCAAATCTGACAATAATTTTTCTTCAGTGTACGGTTTTGGTGAAACTTTTATTAATGCAGGCATGTATTGTTTTTTATACACCTCAGGATAGTCATGACATAAAATTTTAACTTTAACTTCTTGAGGGGTATTTGGATTATCTAACTGATCTAAAAATTCACCAATTTTTCGGTCCGACTCTTCAAATTGAGCTTTATAATCAATTTGAGGTGCCTCAGATTCTGCCTGTTTCGTACATGCGCTGAGCAATGCCACCCATAACATCATTGTTAAAAATTTTAACTTCATAGATTTCACATTTTCATATTCATCCTTAAATATACTTATCCTGATTAAATGTAAATAAATACTGTAAATACGTAAAAAAGAAAAAATTATATGTAGATAGTTTCTCCTAACAACAAAACTATTTTTACTTGGTCTAATACATTAGAAGACTACTTTTTAATAATTTTTAAATTTCGGTGAAGCCATAGAAAAACAGGTATAATTTTACTCGACTGACCTCAAATCTTTGTTAGATTTCTCCATGAATGAATTAAGTTTTATTAGAAAAAATTTAAGATCTAGAAGACGAGCTTTAACCCAATTTGAGCAAAAACAGGCTCAGCTTAATGTTTTACATTACCTAAATCACCTTCCTATTTTTCATTCATCAAAAAAAATCGGTTTATATCTGCATGCTTTTGGTGAAATCCATACCGATCTTCTTATCAAATTATGTTTTAAAAAGAACAAACAAGTTTATTTACCCATGATTTGTTCGATGAACCAACGTTTAGTATGGGTAAAAATAAATAAAAACCAATATTTAAGTCGTCGTTTTTCTCATCACCCATTGGGAATGAAAGAACCTATGGCGACTCGCGGAAAACATGTATCACAGCTTGATTTGCTACTTATGCCACTTTTAGCTTGCGATCACTATGGGACACGTATTGGTATGGGTGGTGGTTATTATGATCGTACATTAGCAAGTGCTAAGCATAAACCTTACCGTTTAGGATTGGCACATCAATTTCAATTTATTGAACACACTTTAGAACGTCAAAGTTGGGATCAACCATTAGATGGTTTACTGACTCCACAGCACTTTTATTATTTTAAAAGATAATTTTTATATAAAATTTATAAAATCTCCAATATATCCTTTTACTTTTTTTAGCTCCTTAAAAACGAAAAAGTAACCACCCTAAGGATGGTTACTTTGCCGTGACAGACCGTTTTACCAACTTATATTAACACGTCTATTTGGCGCTAAACATTGAATAAGTTGTGAACTATTGTTATCACTACACTGCTTGTATATGTCGGTCTGGCTATTCGCCTGTATTTGTATACGGCTTGCATCAACACCTTGTT